TTGAGATGAATTTAGGATTGATACCTTTTGATTTAACAGATTCCTTGTAACCACCGTTACCTGGATTGTTTCCAATAGTATCTTTAGTGTAGTAGCTACCTTGTACAAGATAAGCTAATGAGTTAGCAGGTAAAGTACCACCAGCAACAGCAATTGTTTGCCATGTTGCATCAGTAACTAAACCAAGCTGTCCAGCAGTTAATGCTGAGGTTGCTACTCCAGCTGACGCTTGGGTTGATGTAGCAACAAACGTTTTGTAAAACGCATGATTAAAATAAGCCATAATTTTTGTTTTTTTTTGTTAATAAATATATAAAGTTGTACTTCGTGTACAGATATAATATAAGAAAACTTTTTTAATTTATCATTATGATAAGAAAATTAATTTATATTTTGCTGAATTAATTGAATCTTTTACAAGATCCAAGTTGTTTACAATTTCTGAGTAAGGCATCATACCTTGTAATTTGTTAACCGTGTTATACAAATCTCTCAAATATCCTACAGCATCTGCTACAGTATCTAATGTTCTAATTGGTGAATCTTTATATGATAAAAGTTTTTCACTAACACCTTGATATCCTTCAACTAAAACATCTGCTTGCTCATGTAAACCTTCATAAAAACCACCTAAAGCTATGTGTGCAGAATAAGAACCTTCACCTTTTACTTTTAAATGTAGTCTATGAAAACTGATTGCAGCATTCATCATTTCAGTTGCTAAATTAGCAGTCATAGTATCTAAAGAACTTCCACCAACACCAGTATCTGGTACAGGTTTAGCTATAACAGATTCTTCTTTTTTTTCTTCAACTTTTGCAGATGGTCTACTAATTGTCTTAGCCGGTTCAGTGTTTAGTTTTAATACCCTTGTTTTATTTTCCATGATTAGTTATTTCTTTCAGCAGAACCTTGACCCCTTTGTTGTTGATAAATATTCTCTATATCTCCTGCAATAAGTGAAGCTGTGTCATCTAATAATACCTCAACTACATCATCTTTAAATTGACATGGTATGTTAGCTGTACTAACAACCCCTGTATATGGATCAACACATCCTAGTATTTGAATATACACTGGTTTTTGATAGTAAGTCAATACAGGATTTACAATATTAAAATCTGGTTTTCTATAGATTCTAATTTTGTTTCCCAACATTGTACAAAATGTTTCACCCCATTCAAAGTTTGGATCCTTTAATGGATCTCTTAGTAATAGAGAAACATTAGCCTCTTCAGCTAAATATACTGTCATTGATCTAGGATCTGGACAACATTCACTTGTAGCGTCTGTACTTACTCTTTTGTATTCTAAATACGTACCTACTGGAAAATTATTTGTTTCAAAGTACTGATCAGTTACAACTCCTGTTAAAGATAACTCTCTCAACAGGGGCTGTAAATCATCAATTCTTCTTTTAGATAATTCATCACCCTCTTTATACATATTTCCACCGTGTAAGTTTCTTCTACACCAGTCTACTTGTACTTTATTAAATGCTTCAACAAACTGCCAACATTCTATGTTATCATAGTCTTGGCTATCTAGTTTATTTAATCTTTGCTTTAATTTAATTAAGAGTGTGTTATTATCCATTTTTTATATTTTAGGAGTTCCAGTACGGCTCTACTTTATTAAGTAATGACATCAACGTTTCTTCATTCTCTGGATTCTTTAAAAATTCCAGACATTCAGATGGTGACTTACCTAATCTAATTCCACTATCAATTGGTTCAATCCAACCTCCGGCTTTAGTAGTAATAAATCTATAATACAAAGAGTCTTTAATCAAAGCTCTTATTTTTAATTCTTCCATTGATAATCCAGATACTTCTATGAATTGTGAAGCCGCTCTTTTCTTAGAAGATTCAGCACCATTACCATTAATGTATTCATCCATGTTTTCATAAAGAATATCATTAGGTGTACTTTTAATATACTGCACACTATCAGCATCACAAATTTTAGCAACATACATTAATTTTGAAACATTTGTATCATACATTTTTTGTAATTCAACTAATGCTTTATTTTTTAATTTACTAAGTTCTGTTCTAGTACTTAATGTTTCCTCCATTGTATCAAGATAGAACTTAGGTGGATTACCTGATTCTCTTGCTTCTCTCAATGATTTTGCAACAATAGAAAAACCACCTGCATGAATAGCATGTAATTTAATTAAGTCATAAGGATCTTTTTCTGGATCTAAAAATACAGGATCATTACCACATCTTAAACTAATCTTATCCCAGAATTTTGAATTATCAGGCTTCATTACTGTAAGCTTATTCCAAAATTCTTTATCTTCAATATCAACAACATTAGATGCTAATTCAGCTTCTAATTGAGCAACAACTTTTCTAATCTCTTTTGCCTTTGCTGCTTTTTCTTTTGGGGGTAACATTTTTACATCGGGAGCAAATTCATTCAGTCCTGTAAGATACCGTTTAACACCATTCATTTCTAAACAAGCTAATGTTTCTTCATGAAATACTCCATCATGCAAAGATAATCCGTAATGCTCTAAGCCCATATTCTCTTTTGAAGAATTAAAATAAGGACGTATAGCAATAGTTTGATTTTTTGTTTGCTGATACTTTTCTACAATTGTGTAATCGTTCATAATTTGGTTTTTTAAAATTTAATAATTGTTATCATTTGTCAAAAGTACATAATTATGTACAGTTTATTATTATTAATATTTCTAATGTCAGTTTTTACACTGACAAAAGTTAATTGAGTATTTTTAATTAAACTTCGTATACTATTTTTAAAATACCTGCAGTATGATATAGATCTCCATTGACTAACCCAGCTGTTTTTGCAGCAGCATTAGTTGCGTGAGCTCTAGTTAAAATATCTTTACCTACAGCTTTTGAAGCCATTATCTTAGAAACACTTAAATTAGTAAATTCAGTTGTTTTATTTGCTTTTTTAATATCTAGTGCCATTTTTTTAATATTTTAAAGATTGAAAAAAGGGAGGAGGTTTTAACCGCCCCCCGTTTTAATTATTTATTTTTAGAATGATCCACCGGTAATAGGGTTTCTCATAACTATTTTAAGAACTTTAGTTGGATCTTTAACCCAGATTGCAGGCATAGTTTGTGACATCATTACACGGTATCCATTAAAGTTACCTGTAGATGCAAAACCTTGACTTCTTCCCATGTAATCCATAGTTCCATTTTGGTAGAACCATTTCAATTGATTATCCCAAGATAATTTCAACAAATGGATGTTATCATTTCCTTCATCTGTTACGTCAAAGATTATGAAACTGTAAGAACTTAATGGACGACCATCAATTAATGGATTCTCAATATCATTAGTATTCAAGTTATCAAACGCAGGGTTCAATACAAACTTAACGTTAGCTAAGAAAGGAATAGTAAATGAAGTGTAAGCAAATCCATAATCTAGATCCATACCAGAACCTTTAACAGCTCCAATATCACTAGCATTTTGTACTAGACCAGAACCATATACCTCATCAGCAATAGCTTTGTTGATCAATTGCATACCACCAATACCTGTTTGAACAACAAGTGATCTTTGTGGATCTGGACCCTTGAACTCAACTTTACCTTGGTAGAAGTTATACAATTCAGATTTAAACATATCAAGTGTGAAAGAAGACTTGTTGTAAACTCTTTTGAATGAGTTATCCAACTGTGCCCATAATCCCACAGATAATCTAATATCATCTGGACCATCTTGTTTGATTCTACCACCTTTACCCCACATTAAGTAAGTTTCAATATCAGAAGCAATTTTTGATAAGTGAGCAGCTTCCATGTTTGTGATAAATGTTTTAGTCAATGAACCATTTTCAAATGCTTCTCTTGCACCGGCTTTACCCATGTTGGCAATTAAACCCTCAATGCTAGGTACTGATGGATTATTAGGATCATTGTTAAAGTTTCTCCAGATTTCAGTTACTGGTACAGTACCATCTGCATTCAAACCACCTTTGATCATAAGATCAGCACGGCTAGAAACAGAATAATGTACGTGTGCTTCAGCTCCTCCTACGAAGTTGTAGAACTCACGGAAACCAGAACCCGTTTCAATGTCAGAGAATCTTTCTCCGTACTCACCTCTTGCAGAACCTTTTCTGAAGAACTTAGTACCTTTAGCTAAATACTTATTATCTAAGCTAGCTACGTTGTTGTTGTTTACTAATTGAACAGTATAGATAAAACCGTCACCAGCAGGGATGATATCATCAGCTGTGATGTAAAGTTCTAATCCGTTGTATTTGTCATAAGTGATAATATCACCATGTCCAAATGTTCTTTTAGAAATTTTAATTTTAAATGTTGTTCCATCCACACCTTTAGCGGCATTAGCTGGTTCAATGTCTGCCACAATGTATGGAAGATCTTGCGCAATAGGAGTTTGCCATTTGTACTCACCACGTGCATTGTCCACCATGATTGTGTTCTTTCCACCAAAAGAAGCCATTTGATACAAAGGCATTTCTACCTTCTGGGTCATAGCCCAAAGATCAACTGGTCCCATATCCATAGGCTCGGCATTACCAAGCATTTGGGTTAGGTGATAAGAATCAACATGAGAACTAGCTTTGTAGCTTGTGTCTCTTAGGAAAATCCCATTATTTAATACTGGAGTTGTCATAATTTTTAATTGTTTTATTTTTTGTTAAATGTTTATATATTTGATTGTTAAATCCGTTTGAAAATGTTGTTGGTTCTTGGTAATTTTTTAGTTGGTTGCTTTCTTGTTTCCTCATCTTTATCCTGAATACCAAGAGAAGTTGAACTATGATTACCTTGTTCTGTTTTTAGTTTTCTTACTGTTTGCTCAATACTTTGTTGAGCTCCTTTATTCATAATTTTTGCTTTATATCCTTGAGGATCTTGCAACAACCACAGTGCTTCTGATATCAATGAATAGTTTGGTTCTACAAATTGGTACTTCTCTAATAAGTGTCCTAATAAATTAGTATTTCTACCACTCACTGAAGGGTAACTTGGTTGAACTAAACCATTATATAACATTGCTTGAGTTTTTCTATCAACTTTAATATCTCCAAGATTACCATCTTTTAAAGTATCATATACATTTTGCATATATACTTTAGATGCTTGCTCTTGTTGTTTTTGTTTTAGTTGTTGCTCTTGCACTTTTTTGATAACAATTTGTTCTGCCATCTTATCTAACTTTGGTTTAAATTTAGATGCTTGTTGTTCAAGTTTTCCTAAATCTTTCCAAATTTCAATCTCTTCTTCTATTTCATCAGCACTTCCGTAACCAGTAGCGTTTAGATATTCTTTGATAATTGTCTCCTGGTCTTTTTCAGACTTAACATCTAAATCTTTAGTTTCTTCTACTTGACCTAAAGTTGAGAACAAACCTTTTAAATCAGTACCACCATCTGCTACATATCTTGCGGCAATTTGTAATTCTTCAGGTAAACTGTCAAAAAACTGTTTAGGTGTTTCACGTCTTACTTGATTTGCTTTTTCTTCTAAATTAGCTTCAATTAATTCTTCCCAATCTTTTGGGGTATATTCATCAAAAGATTTTTCATCATCAAAGGGAACTAATTTATCTTCTTTAATCATTTTTGAGAAGACATCTGAGATTCCGGAAATAGGTTTTCTACCTCTAGTCTCTTTTTTTTCCTCATCATCTTCATCACCCAAACTATCAATAATGTTTTTTGTATCTTCTTTATTTGCTTTAGATACAATTTCCCCATCTTCTTCATTATCTGAAAGAAGATCTTTGTTTGATTTTTCAGGTTCGCCTATATTAGTCAAATCATCTGCATCATTTGCATCAGGATCAGCAAATGAAAAATCTGCTTTTTTATTTATTCCTGAAAAAATGTTGTTTGTAGTTTTAGTATTTTTTTCAGATGGCAAAGTAATATCAGCACCACTAGGTGCTGCATTAAATATTGTATCTAAATCAATGTCTAAAGTCTCTACATTACTGTTCATTGTGTTGTTTTGTGTACTCATTTTATTGTTGGTTTAATGGTTAATGCTTTATATATATAATATAATAAATCTTTATTTGGTTTTACCACACTAAACTTATTATATTTGATAAAATTGTAAAGTTTCTTGCAGTATATAGCTAACATAAATTATTTATCTTTTGATTTTTTCATATCATATTTATTTTTGTTTTCTTTTGCTATATCCAATTGAGTTTGTGCTATTTGCTTTTGAGCTGCTATCTTCTCTCTTTCAACTTGAAGCTTTTGGGTTTCTGTTGATGATTTAGATACCATCTCTTCACGCTTCATATTCATTTGCTCTCTGTATTGAGTTGTCTGTTGAATATCTTTTAGCGCATCTTGATAATCACTTACTTGATTTTCATTTATATCAACACCAGCTCCATATCCAGCGGCTCTAATTTCAGCAACAGTAATATCTTTCTGTCTATCTTTTTCAGATTCTTGTTGTTGCATTTGAGCTTTCATCTGAGCGTCTTGTGCCTGTGCTTGTAATTGTTGCTCTTGCATTTGACGTTGCTGTTGCATTTCTTCCTGTCTTTGCGCTGTAATTCTTGCTTCAGAATCTTTTAATATATCTGTCACTTCGGCAATAGAATCTGCTTTAACAATATTACCAAGTTCAAATATACTAGCACCCGTTGTGTTGTTAGTTAATGCCATTTGTTTTAACTGCTCAAGAATAGCTCTATGATTTGTTTTAGTTGTAGCAAATACATTTAAGTCCCTTAATAAAAGATCTGTACCATTAATAGTAAAGTTCACCTTTTCTGCTTCGGTAGAGATATAACTCAACCTTATACTGGGTTTGGTACTATAATAGTATTGTGCTAAGTCTGTTCTCATTTGATGAACTCTTGGCATAAGTTGATCAGAATGCTGAACAAAGTAAATTTCTGTTTGAGCATATGATTGTTGCATAGCGTTAATTACACCCGTAGCTGTTTCGGCTGATACAGCACCGCCCAACCTTTGAGGATTAATACCAATTGCATCAAAACATTGTTGTTTAAAATAATTGGCCAATTGTATTCTACTCATCAACCTACTAGTTTGCTCCATGTTTAGAGTCTGGTAGTGTTGGAAGTTTACTGCATTCTCTGTATTAGTAATTGAAGTATCAAGAGGAAGCATTTGAAAATCTTTCATTGCCACGTATGCTTTAGCATAATTGTTCTTACCCCAATCTTCACCCATAGAGTGACGCGGTAATGCGTTTTGATCAAACATAATCACCGTACCCAATTCATCAATTAAGATATCGGCAATTTGATTGTTAACCATATTGTAACCAACTTGATATGCTTTCATTAAATCTACTAAAGAAGTAGATCTAGTATTTCTATCAGAGAATACTCTACCTTCTACAGGTAGCTTACATCCATATAAAGAATTGTTTCCTTTAAATTGAAATGGTAATCTACCGGGCTTAGTTCTATTAATACCCAAATACATAGGATTAATTTCACCACTAGTTGAACTTCTCCACATTGCAGGTACATTTGGTCCTACTTTTACACCACCCCAGATTTCATTAATCCAGATCCAATCAATATGTTCTCCTTGTAGTAATGTATCTTTGGTTTTGTTTTTAAATATTGATGTATCATAAACAGCTTTCTCAGTTACTTTAAATGTTTCATCAACTATCTCTTGAGTAACTTCTCCATCAAATTCTATCTTAGTAAGATGACCCACTTTCCTTTGAGTCTTCCAATAAATTGTAGAAACTCTCATCAAGTTGCTATCACCATAATAAGCTAAATCTTCACTTTGACTTAAAATTTGAGTTAAGATATCACCACCTCTAGCAGGATCTGCCATGTAGTTACTTGTATATTGTCTATAGGCTAAACCTGGTGAATCAGTATTCCATGCATGTGATCTTGTTGCATCATAATAAGCACCATCATTTTGATACCCATTAACTTGATATTGAGCAGATCTTGCAGGATAAATTCTTTGTAATGATTCCAATTGTTCTTGGCTCATCAAATATCCATATTTATCTACAACATCAGATACAGTCATTAGGTCAATTTTACCAACATAAGCTGAATCAGAAATATATCTTTGATCTGGAGACTTTTGATAGAATGTTAAAACAGGATTCCATAACTCAATATCATAATCATCCTCTAACATACGGAAATGCCAAAATTCTCTATCAGCAATAAGCATATCTTTAAAGCCTCTTTCTTCAAGCTCTTGCATTTTGAATCTTTCCTCATCAATATTTAATTGATGGGATGCCCACTCTTCAATAGAACTTCTATATGACTTACTAAAGAAGTCTTCAATCTCAGGTAATGTTTTAATGTTTTCTGGAGCAAGTTGTTGTTTAGCTTCTTCAGATGCCGGATCCATTCCCATTTGGATCATTTTTTCTATTAACTTTCTTGATGCATCTGCAAGTAATGATTCTTCAACCTGTATTCTTTTTTGCTCAAGCATCTCATTGTATGACTTATCATCTACAGCTCTAAATTGCACTTTATTGTATCTTTTAGAAAACTCTCCGCTTAATACATTAATTACATTTGGAATAATGGGGTAAAATTTAAGTTCTAAAGCTGAATCATTTTCTTTAGTTAAAACATCCATTAAATCTTTATAGTCATTATCAGGTTCAACTATATAGTCTGTTTTATCTATAATTCCCTTAGCTAATTTATAATTTTTTAAAAGTCTTCTGGAATTAAGTTTTAAAAATTGAACACCTTGTTCTTCTAGCCAGTCTAAATTCCATGCTGCCCAGTCATCTGTTTTTTCACCGTATGGTAAAAACTGTATGGGTTGCGTTAAACTAGAAAAGGTAGAACCTTGTTCTTTTTTTGCACCAGCCTTTAGCTGCATTGCATTAAGTACTTTCATTCTAAATTTAATTTATTTATAATTTTTAAAACCCGATCTTTTTATTGTATTTGCAGTATTGTTTCCAGCACGTCCAATATTCTTAAACGGACTATACTTTAATTTATACAAATTTTCTGAATTTACCAAAGATTTTTCTTCTGATTCACGTCTTTTTGAAAAACCCCTGTTTGATTGTTGTATTTTAACAAAAGCTATTAGTGCCCCAAATGCCACCAGTCTATCTACGTTAAGACCTGGGTAATATGCTAGCATTTCTTTAATAAGCATTGGATCAGGTATTCTTTCAACACCTAATGTTTGATTTGTTACAACTCCACCAACATCAGTTTCTTCATCTATGACTTCTCTTAAAAATTCAATTGCATATGATATCAAATGACTTTTAAATAATGTACCAGTATTCTTCCATCCATATTCTTGGTAAACACTATTGTTTGAACCAAGATCTTTTAGAAATAATATTTGTTGTTTAGGTACTAAATATCTTTGTTTCTTTCTAGCAATCATATGCTGTATAAACAAAGATATGTTATTTTCAACTATAGTCCAGGCATTGTACCATTCTATAATTAACTCTAGTCTTTCATGTGTTTTATTTATGTCATCAAATCTGCCACACCATGATGCTACAATTTTATCTTTCTCTAAGAATTGTTCTACATCTCCTGATATCATGGTTCTTGTAACCTCTGTTGCATTCTTATATACAAAGATACTACATAGGGAATCAGAAGTAGTTGTCTTACCTTCTGATACGGGGTCAATAGAGGCATAATAAGCCCCAAACTCAGGACTTTTGACAGGACGTTCCCAAACAACAATACTACCCGTCTTATCCACTTGCTTTTTATCTACAGGAAATCTGCTAATTGGAAGCTTGCTAGTTCTTTTTGCAAAAATACCTTTTTCATCCCTATCTAGTTCAATTAGTTCATAGGGGTATTCTTTTTCCTCAATTCTTTTTTGTTGTCTACTCAAAATACCTTGAGGAAATATAGATGCTTTTCTGTAGGCAAATGCTTCAGCAATATTTAAAGGTTTCTGAGATATCCTTAATTGAAACTGTTCACCATTTAATTCATTCTTCCATCTTTCTCTTTCTTCATGTATTGCTACTTCAGCTTCTTTTACTAAAGAGTTTCCATAATCATCTATGTATGGTGGCATTGACCATTGTTCTGGAATAAATAAACCAGCCATACCTATTGTACCATCTGCATCAATAAGATTAGTTTCAACGGCATATATGTCATTTGCTATTGGATTAGTAATCATTTCTTTCAGGGGATTACATTGTTCTAAATCTCCCACTGAACCCGCAGCAATAAACATACCCGTAGTCATCATACCGGAAGACATTGCAGGACGCAAGTACTCATATGTCTCAGACATCTTTGGAGCAATACCCGCTTCTTCATGAAAGAAGTATGTACATGGACCACCTACACCAGTAGTAGCATTTTTCTCAAATGATCCCCCTTGTATTTTTGATCTTAAACCTCTTGCTGTTTTTCTGTTACCAACTTTAACCTCAATCTGTTGTTGCCATAATAAAACTTTTTCTGGATTACTTGGTCTGTACCAAGCAGTGTGTTCATTAAGAAATGTTTTATATTCATCTAAAAATTTCCATGAACCTTTGTCGTTTATGAAATCTTTAAGTGATGCGCCAATCTTACAAATACTACCTTCTTCAAACCAATAGGTATTGATAAGTTTACCCATATGAAAATATGAAGATGCAATCTGACGTTTTTTAAGTATTGCAGAATGTTTATTATTTAACTCAGCTAATAATTCATAAAGAGCCATATGATATTGGGCATCTCTTACTTTAGCAAAGCCATACTTTTTTTCTTCTTTATCAAAGATTGGTAAAAAATTTAACCACATGTAATAATCTCTGGTTAAATACCAGCTTTTATTACCATCATCATAAATAACCCCTTCTCTACATTTAATCTTTTGGTCTTCCCAATAGTTAGTAAAATCCTTAGATCTAAATGGTTTATTACAATAAAATCCCTGATCATTAAACATTTGAGCTTGTTCATTAAATTTAAATGAAAGCTCATTAAATTCATAATGACCCGGAACACCAAATATACTTAAAACATAATCTGCAAAATCTTCCTTATTTTCAAAGTCTGTTTTGGTCCAACATTTATTTTTATATGTGGGTATGGATTTATACATACTTAAATTTTGCAAATACATCACCTTCATGGATCAGTAAATGTTCTTCATCATCATGCATCATGGCTGTTGGTAAACAATGTTCACTATATTGAATAACATCACCTATTTTAATTTCAGTAATCCCTTCACCAACTGCAACTACAGTACCTTTATTTTCTACTTTTTGAGCAGCTTCAGGTATAATAATATTTGTATTTTTATAAAATGATTCAGCTTTTTTTTGCTTGATCAATAACTTCTTTCCTACTGGTATTACTTGTTGTATCATCTTTTTTAATTTTAATAGTTTTATTATTTTGTTTTTTATTAATAAATGTGGGTTCATCCCAATAACAGAAAAACCAATTTTCTTTTTTTTCTTGCATTATATTTGGTCATATGCTAAACCGGCACCTCCGCGTACAGAACTTTCTTGTTCTTGTTTCATATCAACAAAGGCTCCTTTATATGATTGTCTAATTTGTTCAAACTTAGCTGCTGCATTTACCATGGAGTTTATATTACCATCTCTACCGTGTTCAATGGCCGTTACCTCCATATACTTAGCCAATCTATCAAGCATTGATTTAATGCCTTTATAAGCCCTAAAGGTAGGTGTTTCATATAATTTATAACACATATCTAATGCATATCTTATTTTGGGATCTTCAGGAGAATCTTCTAACTGAACTTCTTCAATAATAATATCTTCTTTTTCATGTTCTGGTAAATTGAAAAATGGATTCATATCTGGATTAGGACAACTCATATAAAATATATATTGATAAATTTTTAAATAACTATCAGGATAAGTTTCCATAATAGCATTTAAAAAAGGTAAAGCATAGCAATGTTCTGATGGAATTACTTTACTGTTCTGGATATCAAATAGTCTTACTAACATAATTAAGGTGTTACTGGATTCATATAATCTACAACTGATGCATAAGAATCTGAACTATAAAAAAAACCATTACCTGAAAATACCTGTATTGCACCTGGTATATATGTATTTGCTATAGGATCCCATGCATATGCCACAGCAATTATTTTAGTTGGATCTACACTTATTGGTGCAGAACTATCAACATTCCAATATAAATTTAGAGGTTGTCCATTTGGAGAAGTTCCTTGTCTTAATTGTATTTGTGTAAGTGTTACGCTTGCCATAATTTTATTTATTTTGATTTTTAACAATTTCTGCCCAATTAATTCCAGATGTTTTTATATGCTTTATTAAGTTTTCTTTTTCTTCAATAGTTGCATTAGCTTTACCTGTTGCATAAGCATTATCAATAACAGCAATATATTCTTTTAGTGTAAAAATTTTATCTTCCATAATTTTATTTATTATCTTTTAACCACATTATTAATGAATTAACTTCATCCTTTAAATATGGGACTTCATACATTTTTATTTCATCTAAGATAGGCTCACCATTATAATGTTCATTTATTGGATAACCATTTTCATCTTCACCAATCTGTTTAAACTTAACATGTTGAATTGTAAGTTTACCAATCTTTAAAGAAGGATTGTGCTTCTTAATAATATACGCATAAATACTGAGCTGTAATGAATAATGGTTTAAATTGCAATCATCTAAATGATTGACTGGCTTAAACATTTTACTTGTAATGCCTTCCCAATTAGTATATCCTTTTTCTTTAATTTCCTTATTAGTCTTGTAATCATTGATGTTAATATACCCATCTACAATTTCTACAACGTCAGCTTGGCCACAAAGACCAACAGATTTTAAATAAACCAAATGTTCTGGATAAACACCATCACTTAATTTTTGCTCAGGTGCTAATTTTATACCATTTTCATTTATAAGAGGTTTTACAATTGGCACCTCAGTTCCATTACGCTCAATGGTTTTAAAATCAAGCATATCAGATTCTCTTTGATTATGATAGAAGTTACCAAGATTAATGGCTCTTTCTGTTTCATTATCCCAAGCCTGTAATATTTGTTCTACAGTCATACCATACCACTTAGACTTTTTATTCTTTGCAGATTTTTTAGCTTGACCTTCTTTATCAAACTTAGGTTTAAACTTACTAACAAGTGAGGTAACGCTCAACCATTGAATGTTATCCTCTTCTATGCTTTCATAAGTATGCCCGGCTTCTTTGAATATGATTGCCATTACTCTACTTTTAATAATTCATTTGCCCCTGCACTTAATCCTGTATTTGTTTTAGATGTACCAACTATAACATCATTAGTAGTAGTAGAAACATAATATGGGTTGGTTGTACTTCCATTAGGTACTCCATGATAAGGTTGAAATACTTGATTGGTATTTTTTCTATCAAACGCTTGAGCTTTTGATTCAGCTGTAAGTAATACTACAGCTGCTTCTGCAGTGATCATATTATATTTTAAAAGATCATTTACTATTTCTGTTACTGTCATAATATTAATTTTTAATTTGTTGATTTACTTTATCTTCTAATTCTTCAGTCATTAATGAATCCCAAAACCCTTTAGGACAAGATGTTGATAATGACCTAACCTTAAATGCTAGACTGCATCCACAATCTGAACAACAAGGTTGTGTACCTGGAGCTAAACAATGTTCTCCACTAGGATCAAACAAAGAACACTTAATGCATATTTGAAATCTATCTGTAGCAACAGCTTCAATATGTTCTTTTTTAAATATGTTATTTTTAATGCCTTCTATTATTTGATCAGCATTTTTAAATACTGTTAAATACTTTTTCCATTTTCCTTCCATATTGTAAAAGTTATTTTGCTTTAAATTCTTTTTTTCTTAATATATCAGCTTCCATTTGTACTAATGCTTTAGACATTTGTTCAATGTTGTTCTGTATAGTTTCACTTTGAGCATAACCATTGTATGTTCTTTTAGCTAAATTACCCAGTGTACTTTTATTCTTTTTAATTAAGTTTTCTAATTTAGTTTTTCTTAAATAAAAAGTACCCAATCCATCTACATTTACTCTTGGGTATTCAAGTGCTGATAATTTTTTTCTTAATTTACCATAGTAAAATGTTATAAAATCATCCACTACTTGTGGATGTACACCAACCTCTTCAGCTATACCTG